GTTGTTGCCGTTACTAAGATTTCAGTCTCAGGTACCGGCACTTGTTTATCTGTAAACGGTATATCTATTTGTTTAATTCCCGGTTGTACTACCGGTTTATCTGTTTCTTCTGACGCTTCACCTTCTATCTCCTCTTCTGCTTCCAAATCACTTGGAGGTACAACCATAGGAGTATAGAAAGGAACGTCTGCTGTAGGTAAAGGTATAGATATAGTTTCTATTTTTTGTAAAGGTGGAATTTCAATAGTGGGTATTTCCACTAGCTAGGCTTAGTGGGTAATGTAGGGTGCTTACACTTTTCTACTGTATCCATAGATGCTGGCATATCTCTTAAAGCTTGTCTGTATGTTTTCCATTCAGTTACTTTTTCAGCAGATAATCCACAATCTGATAACACAGTCCAATCGCACTCTTTTAATAATTCGTTTCTATAGAATCTAAATTCGTCTAACGGACCCATTTTTGTTTCAATTTTGGTGTCGTTAAACGGATCATATTCGATCCTTACAGCATAATCTTCTTCACTCATAATCTGGTACCTCTGCTTCGGCAGATAATCCTAAATAATCATTTACCGAATGTAATTTTTTTTCTGGTTCTAAAGGGATAATTGGTGACAGCTTATCTATCGTGGCATTTCTAAATGATTCGACTGCTGCACCATTTTGATGAATAACTTTTGTAGTATCTACTTGTAATATGGGCATCCATTGAACAGCACATCCCCACTCTGATATAGGTTCCCCTGTTTGTGGGTTTACGCCATTAATACATGTCCACCATGAACACTCTAATTCTCTACAATCTTCCCCAATTAATGGGCACAATTTTCCTTGTTTAATTTTTGCCATAATAGGTCATAATACATTTAAAATAATTCCAGCACTTTCTTCAGGAAATCCTATCTCTCCACTTGGAAAAGCATTGAAAGATAATGTATATCTATTTTGATTTCCTCTATGCTGATCTACACTATGTACTAAGGTAGATGGAAAAATTAATAAATCTCCACTTACCGTAGGTTGTTTATGTATAACTTGATGATCTTGTTTTAGTTTAATTACACTACTACCTGACCAGAAATTATCTACGCTAAACCAAGTACTAGCATTAGAATCTGTAAGGTAAAGGATTCCACTCACCAAAGAATTAGGGTGAGTATGAACCCAATGCCATTGATCTTTCTTGGATACATTGCCCCAAGAAGATGTAATTTCTAAACGATCACACTTAAACTGCAATTCATCTTTAACTGTATTTAAACAACTACGCACCCAATTGTGGATGTCATTGTAATTTGAGTCTTTATTTAAACGAACATTATATGTTTGTCTTACTTGCCAAACCTCTCTATCGAGACTAAATTGTTCGTTCTTTAAAGTGTTTAAAGTTTTATCTAGTAAAGTTTTTTCGCACTCAAACTTATAAATCTGTTGAGGCAAAATATTTAAAGTTTGCATATAAAGGGTGGTTTAGTTATTAATCTTTAGATGCAACAATTACATCTATATATGAAACTGAGAGGTCTACGTTACTTACAGAAATAGTGTGGTTATGTGCTCCACCTGTAAATCCGTGTGTGTGTCCAGCACCACCACCTGTAGATGTGACAGAAGCATCTTGATAAGCCCCCTGGAAACTTCGAGCATACCAAGTCAACCCTTGCCAACCAGCAGCGTAACCTAAGTTAGGACTACTTTGGTGTCTAAACATTCTAAGAGCGTGGTTGTGTGAAGGTATTTCATTTTCAGTCAATGTATGGCTGGCAACTGAACCACCAGTGTTTTCACTAGAAGCTGTAGCTGAGATTGATTTACTACCGAATGCAGTTGTAAATCCAACACTACCACCAGTACCACCACCTGATCCAGATACAACTCTAAGAGCTTTGTTATCAACGTTACTTGTTTCCTTTGTCCAACCTGTAGGAGCTGATGCCTGATTAAAGATCATCTTAGTTCCAGATGGAAATGCAGCAAGTCCTGTTAAGTTTGAACCATTGATAGCTGGTAAAGTTGAAGGGAATCTAGCATCTGGAATTGTACCAGATGTTAAATTACTAGCACTTAAAGCTGAAAGATTTACTTCAGCCCAAGTCATTCCACCTGTGTTACCAGATTGTGCTGATAAAAAGTAACCGTTAGTTGGTGAGTTAGATACTTTTAAGTTATCTTCGTCTACTACATTACTTGCAATAGTTGTTGCACCATCTGCACTAGAAGTTACTTCTCCACTGTGGTTAGGGTGTGTGTAATTATTAGCTGAAGCTGCAATACCATTTAACTTACTGTGATCTGCGTCAGTAAACACATTACTGTCAGATGCAGCTTCGACAGCAGCTCTGATTTCAGCGTCACTTTGGTCAGCAGTAGCTGATGCCTCTATTCCATTTAATTTTGTATGATCTGCGTCAGTAAACACATTACTGTCAGATGCTGATTCTACAAGTGTTCTTATTTCAGCAGCCGTCTGGTCAGCAGTAGCTGAGCTTTCAATACCGTCTAATTTTGTACCGTCAGCAGCTACGTCTCTACCATCAATTGTTCCTGTAGCTGTAATATTTCCTGTTACGTCAATACCAGCAGAAAAGTCATGGTTAGCGTTAGATGTAATTGGACCATTGCTAGATACTGCTACTGAAGCAGAACCGTTTGCAATAGTTGTACTGTCAACCGCAGTTGTTGATGTATTTGTGATAATACCTTTTGAGTTAACAGTAACTACAGGAATAGCTGTACTTGAACCAACAGTTCCAGCACTTACGCCAGAGTCAGCTAGTTTGCTGTTTGCTATAGCAGCAGATGCATTTATATCTGCGTTTACAATTGTTCCGTCTACTAAGTTTGCACTAGCTACGGTTACGTCAGAAGGTAATGTTCCTGCTCCAATTTTTGCAGGAGTAATAGAATCATTATCTAACCTACCAGCAATAGTTGAGCTGGATACGTTACTTAAGTCTTCTCTTGCTAGTGGTCTACCACCAGCTTGTGAACCGTCATGTACGACGGCTGTATCTTTTGTGGTATCTATAGTTACTTCGCCTTCAGCACCAGTAAATGACCCGTGCTGAGTTGTAGTACCACGTCTTAATTTTAATAATTTAGCCATTTAAAGTGTACCGAAATCTATTTGTAAGTTGTCTCCACTGACAGTTGCTACTTCAGTCAAGTTCTTGTTATTGCAATCGAGATGAGAATATAATTCGGGTGTTAAATCATCTACTAAGTTTTGAATACCTGAGTTAGATGTAATACCTAACCATGCAGATCCGTTATAGTTTTTTAAAGTATTATTAGCTGAGTCATACCAAAGCATTCCATTTGTCGGAGATCCCGGAGCTGATGCACTTATAAGGTATTCAGCAGCATATCTATTAACATCTGATATAGAACCAGAAACTGTGTTTATATTTGTCGCATTAGAAACTGCTGAGTTTATGTTTGAAGCATTAGAAACCGCACTATTAATATTTGATGCGTTACTTACAGCAGCATTAATATTACTTGAGTTACCAGCTACAGAGTTTATGTTTGAAGTGTTACCAGCGACAGTTGTTACGTTACTAGCTATTCCAGCTACCGTTACAACATTTGCTGCAATATCAGCTACACCTTTAATTGGGTCTTCCACAACAGTTATTGTGTTGCCCATATTACTGTGGTTTGTACAATAATATGCAAAAGTTGTTGGCTGAGATTCTGGTACTACAAGTTGTACCTTTGCTCCAGATGTACCTTGAGTTCCTGTAACAGTAACTCCAGTGTTGTATGCACTACCACCACTAGAAAATCTTAATGGGTGACTGCCTAAAGTACCAGAGCTTAAATCAAAGGTATAAGTCCAGCCTTTATGTAATGTTAAAGCAGGAGCTTGTACTCCATCTATGTAATACTTACCGCCAGCAGCAGTAATAGTAAATGTTTTTTCATCTTCTAAAGCATCTGCAACTATATCTAATGAACCATTAGAACTACCTGTTGATGCTGCATCAGTAATAAGACCTAAGTCCTCTGAGTATGTTATAGCTCCAGAAACAATAGCTACGTCATCTAAGACTGATTGAGCTGGTGTAATAATTGCCCATGAACTACCATTCCAAACTCTTAGGTTTCCGTTACTATTATCAAACCATAAATCTCCACTAACTAATGAATTACCATCTACTCTTTGTGTAGGAGCACTATTAGATATCTGATATAAATCAGCAAAGTTATTAATGTCAGCTACGTTTGCACCGGCTGCAACAATATTAGTTATGTTAGTTGCAACTGTTGTTACTTCAGTAGCTTTAGGAACTAATCTGTGGAAAGTATATGTATTAAGTGTTGATGTAGATTCAACTAATAATCCGAATCCACTTGGCAAATCTAAAGGAACACCAGTGATAGTTACTGTGCTATTTCCAATCGTTCCGTTAGCAATAGTTACAGTAGTTCCACTTCTTGTATATCCCTGCGTCAAAGCACCAATACTTAATATTGCTGACTGACCTGTAGCTCCTTGTGGGTTTGTATTTGGAAATACTAATTCAGTTGCTATAACTGTAAAACCACCAACCTCGTCAACAAGGTCAATAATTCTTGCGTTGATAGCAGCCGTTGTAGCTACAAATGCGTCAGAATTAGACCATGTAGCACCACTAGCAATAGTTTCAGAAGAATCTTGTCTAAGGAACTTAGCTTCAGCTTCTGTTTCTGTGTAGTATCTACCGTCAAGAGCACCATTTGTTAATTCAGTTTCTGTGTAATACCTAGTATCTAAAGATGTGGTATTCATCTCAGATAGAGTAAGTTTGTCAGATTGTAGAAGTGTCTTTATTTCACTAGCTGTCTGATCGGCTGTAGCTGCTGTCTCTATACCAGCTAATTTACTTTGCTCTGAATCACTAAACTCGTTAGTGTTTGCATTAGCTTCGTATGCAGTTTTTATTTCTGCATTAGTTTGGTCTGCTGTAGCTCCAGTTTCAATACCGTTTAACTTTGTATGATCTGCATCTGTAAAAACGTTACTATCAGTCGCAGCTTCTACGGCTGTTCTAATTTCTGCATTAGTTTGGTCAGCAGTTGCACCAGTTTCAATAGTATCTAATTTAGTACCATCGGCTGCAACGTCACGACCATCTACATTTCCAGAAACTGTGATGTCACCTGTAACAGTGTGGGCACCACTAGCCAGAGTTCCGGTTGTAGATACGTTTTGTGATCCAAAAGCCGGTGTGACTTTAGTACCAGTTATAGCTGCGTTCGTATGTATGTCAGCATCAACAATAGTTCCATCAACTATGTTTGTACTCTCGACAGTTATGTCTGCTGGTAATGCACCACCGCCTAACTTAGTAAGAGCTACAGAATCATTAGCCAACTTAGAACCAGAGATATCTGCACTGGTATTAATGTCAGCATTAACTATTGTTCCATCTTGGATGTTAGTTGAAGTGACTACGATGTCGCTTGGCAACGTACCACTTCCTAACTTTGCAAGAGTTACTGAATCGTCAGCTAATTTAGAACCACTTATATCTGCCGAGTTACTTACATCAGCATCTACAATAGATCCATCTACAATGTTTGATGAGTTAATTGTTAAACCAGATTTAAGTAAACCATCAGCTAATTTGCTGTTGTCTATATTTGCACTTGCATTGATGTCAGCATTAAGAATACTTCCATCTTTTATTTCAGTAGAAGTAACTTGTCCTTCTTTTATATCTGCTGTAATTATTTTGTTTCTGTGCTCAACAGCAGCAAACCTACCCATATCATGTATGGCATTAAGTTCCGAAGCTTTGATTGCAGAACCAACAGCAAAGACTGCTGCTGGTGTATTTACATCAGTTTCTCTATATATGTGAACGTTACCTGACCCTGCTGCTGCAGTGGCTCCAAGGGTAACAGTTGTACCACTTACGGTGTATTCGCCAGTACTTGGACCACTAGCTACATAAGTTTGTAAAGCTCCATCAATTCTTACTTTGATGTCACTTGTTTTTAAATATTCAATTGTGATGGCGTAAGAGGTGGCTCCGCCATTTTTAAATTCTTCAGTTGTTTGTACCGCCATTGGGTTCCACCTATTCGTTTGCTATGTTTAAAACTCCGTCTATATCGCCTGATTTAGCTGCTGTTTCTAATTCCTGTTTCTTAATTTCTTTAGCCTTAATTCCAGCAAGAATCTTAGGATCTAAATTACTTTCAGCTATTTTCTTTGCTCTTACAAATGCTCTGTCTAAACGACTATATATCTGCATAAAGTCAGAAATTTCTAAATCCTCTCCAGATACGCCGTACCGTCTAGCAGTTTTTAATATTTCAATAAAGCCAACCTTTCCTTTTAGGAATGGATATTCTCTACCTTTATATGTAATCTTTTGAGCATCTTTTATTATTTTTTTTAATTCTTTATTGAATATTGCATCCTTCCCTATTTGTGCTTGAAGAGCTGATCTTTCATGGTTTTCTAACTCTGCACCACCTGTACTTGTAGCAACTTGTGGAGAGTAACTATATTCAGCTTCCTTTAACCACTGTTTCTCTTCACCCATTCTTTCAGAAAATTTCATTGGTGAATAAGCATTCCAAGCTCTTGTCCAGAAAGATTCTGGGTAACCTACTTTACCGCCATCAATTGGATCGTATAACTCTGGTAAAGCTCTATCCGCATCGAATAGGTCTAACCAGTTGTTTCTATTTCTCCAGTTGTCAACCATCTCACCCTTAATATCTCTAAGGGCTGGATTCATAACACGACCAAGTTCGTTTCTAAAACCACCTAAAGGAAACATGTTGTTACCCATAGATGCACCCCATCTATTTAAAGCTTTAACGTCACCTTGTAAGATGTCGTTTAGTGGCTCCACATTAGATAGAACGGATTTATTAACCATTGAAGCTGAGAATATAAATGACAGCTTCTGGAACATTTGTTCAGTCCAAGCACTACTAGCTAAATCAAAGTTATCAGCTACGTCTACAGTAAAAGCTAACCAGTCACCAATTGGTCCAAGAAACTCATAAGAAGCTTCCAAGTTAGTCCCGGGAACTCTTATTGTTTTTGGTTTCCAACCTAGTTTAATTCTTGATCTTTGTCTTGACTTGTCGTAGTGACCATTACCAGTAATAGCTCCTTCTCTAAATAGTTTTAAAGCTCCAAAAGTAGACATAGTGCCTAAAGCAACTCTACCTTTAGCAGACATTCTGATCGTTTCAAATTTAGCTCTATAGTTTGCATCCATGGTTTGACCATGACGACTTAATACTTCAGCTATTTCTTCTATATCGAAATCTTCAAACTTTTTACCTAATCCGGGAGCTAATCCTAGAGGACCCCAAAGTTGTTGGTACTCTCTAGCAAATATCCCTCCGGGACTGTACTTACTAAAAATATCTAATACGTTAATTGAAGTACGAGGAAACATAAAGTGTGTCCTTGCAATAGGAAATCTGTTTATTAACTCACCAAAGCCATCTACCCATGGACTATCTAAGTTAAGAGCAATCTCACTATTAGCCCATTCAACAGCTTTGTCAGATATCATTCCATTCTCGTCAAAGTAATTTTTATAAATATCATCTGACGCTTTCTTAATACCGGCTTCAGTTATCTCATCACCATTCTTCAACATATTGTCAAAGGCTGTATATCTGGCTTCAATAGAACCTAAAGTAGATCTAGAAAATCCATCTAATGCTGTCATGGCATTTGTACCAAACCTAAGTCTAGGATCTTGTGCTATGTCAGTAAGTGTTTCGTAAAGGTTAAGAATAGCCATAGGACCATCTTCACCATTCTTCTGGGCAGCCTGTGCATAAGATGTAAGCCACTCAATATCATCAGCTATTTTTAATCTGATATCCTCTCTCATTACATAAGAAAGTTTAGTTGGATCCGTAGCAGCTTTTCTATATACAAGACCCATATGTTTATAGGCTCTACTTAAAGTGTCACCCATAGACTGATGTCCCCACCACACACGTTTCATAGTGGCTAGATCGCCACTCATAAGGCTTCCTACCATTGGAGAAACAAAGTTACTTGTCAATCCACCAGCGTTACCTGTTAACGCCCTTATAGGCGTAGCTAGGGCACTTAGAGTATTGTTAAATATGGTGCTCATAAACTGTTTGTTTACGAGTGAAGGCATGTCAGGATTAGCATCAATAAATGCCTTAGATAAAGTTGCAAACTTGTTCTGTGCAACCTTATTCATCTTGTATAAACTATCTATATTTCCATCAGCAAATTCATTAGCCATCATCAATGGTTTAAGGAAGTCAGGATTTTCCTTTGCAACCCTTCTCATTGTGTTAGACCAGTTTTTAGCGTCAGGTATTAACTCTTCAATAGCATTCTTATGTTCAAGCAAAGCTTGGTCATTTAAAGCTTTTGTAGCTTTTTTAGATGATTTAGCTGTTTCATATAATCTTTTGTTACGTAAGGTTCTACCAGAGAATGCAGAATTTAAAGCTTTCTCTACCATTAGATATTCGAGTCTGTCAGCTATTTGATCTATTGCCTGATTAACAACTAAAGAGTCATCCATTAATCTGGCACCTTCAGCTATGTCAGAGATCTGTCCAGCTAAAGAAGTTGTTAAATATGCTTTTGCTTTAAGCACATCCATATCTAATATTTGATCGTAGTAGCCTTTTATAGCTCCCATTACACCGGCATATGCACCAGTCTCATCATCTAGTATTTTGTTTCCACCAGATAGCTCAAGCTTAAATTCATCAAGCAACTTATACATATCTCCGGGTTGCATCCTTGGATCTATAAGTATTTCAGTTAATCTTTCACCAGCTTCTGCTATTTGTTTTTGAGTTAAAACTTCACCAGTACCTAATTTCTTAGAATATTTACCACCAGCTTTGATCTGTGCAGCTAAATCCTTAATTATTACTTCGTCAGTTCTTTTAGTTATGTCAAGACCATACTTTAAGGCAGCATTAGTTATAACACTTCCAAGTCTTCCATATGAACTTTTTACATTATTAGCTATCTGAGCTGCGTCAGCAGCAGCACCCAATACACCATCAGGTGATTTGCTAATTAAACCAGATTCCTTAACGTCAAATACATCATGTACACCTAGTAATGGTTCTTTAGAATCAGGATTAGTAACTTTTAAGTATGTTCCTAAGTTATCAAGCTCTTTCTCTCTACGAGCAGTATTACGCATAACACTATCTTCGATAGGATTGTCAGAGAATTTAATATCTGTAAACTCATCTTTAGTTAACTCATCTAATCTTTTTTGATTACCAACATCACTAGCTATAAGTGCAGCCTTTTTGACACTTCGATGAGATTTAGCTAAAAAAGCTACGCCTTCAACTATGTGTCCAAGCGTACCAAATACAGCACCTTCATTAACATTTTTACTTCTTTTTATATCAGGGCTATCACCATCTCCGGTTGCCCAGACATCAGGTATAAACTGATAGGTTCTCGGCCAGAAGTCTTTAAGAGTAGCAACTAAGTTGTCATCAGTTTGGTTTTGTTCAGCTACGTAGTCAACAGCAGTTGATGTACCAACATCAGCACCAAACTTAGAAAACCATTGAAATGATTTTTTATTACCTAAGCGTTGTAACCATTGTGGTCCAAACTTAGCAGCTTGTAATTTAGTAGCACCTTTAACCAGCATGGATTTAAAACCCATAGAAGGTATAACTAAACCAGATATGGATCTCAGAGCTGTAGCTACATCAGATTCATACTTGCCAGTTTTAGGTACTTCTGGAATATTAAATGGTTTACGTATTGCTCCAGTTGCAAAGTTAAAAGTATCAGTAATTGTATCTACAACACCTTGAGCTGGTGCTGAAGTAGTTTCATATAGATCTCTTGCAAACTTTGTACTAGCGTCAGGTCCCATTAAGGTACCTTCTGGATTATCTACTTCAAATAATCCTTCGGTTTTTGAGGCGTCACCTTTACGTGCGTCTCGTCTATCTTGAAATGTTTTGGAGTCAGTTTCAGTCTCCTCATTCTCTGCTATAACTTCACCTTGTTCCATACTTGCAGCCTCTTCTAAAGCAGCAACCTCTTCAAGGTTTTGTTGATGTATAGCGTCTAAATTTTCGGATTCAAAATTCTCACTGTCTCCCGTAGGAGTGTATGTCATTATTCCTCAGAGTTATTTCTTAATATCGGCTGGTCTCCGTAGAGTGCCTTCATTAATTGTTCATTGTTAATACCGTCAGGATCCATGCTTATACATAATCTCTTGGCGGTCTGTTCAGGTAAGTTTTGTATTCCTATTTTTCTCATTAAACAAACTAAATCAGGAGATGCGGTACTTTCTACCACATCTAAATATTCAGGTTTAGTAGGTATATCATCTTCTTCGTAGCCTAAAGCTAAGCCTTGCCTTCTAATTATTTCAAATGAGTCTATCTTAGGATATGTTGATTGCAAATACTTCATCCATTCAGTTGGACCACCACCTTGATTAATTTCATTTACAGCATCAAACCATTGATTTTCATTCAAAAATACATTTGGTTGATCTAAAGCAATTTCAAGATTTCCTGATTCAACTACTCTTGTACTTGTGTGAAGTTTTGCTTGTGCAAATACAAGGTTAGTTTTAGCTGTCTCAGATGCATAATTTTTAATTAATTCGTCTTGGTTTGCTCTGAATACTGGGAAAACATCTCCACCAACTTCATAAGCAGCTTTATTAACAAAAAAATCTTGCCCCTCACCTTGGTTGTTTTTAAAGTGTGTGATTACTTCTACAGCAGCTTTATCTACTGCAAGAGGTATGTTCTCAGGCATTTCCTCTATGTACTTATTTACTAAACCTTCAAATTTTCTATTCAGAAATCCTTGTACTTCCCCACCTTGAGGTGATTGGACAGAATCTAATAACTTACCAAATTGTTGTCTAACAATACCTTCTACGTTCTTTTTCTGTAGTTTATACTGTGCTCCTTTTCTTGTTGCCTCAGATTCTTTTGCTTTTTTTAACCATTTTTGTTTATTTTCAAATGATGCTTTGTCTAGCATTGCTTCGGTTAAAGTTCCGGCATTATATGCCTTTTGAAAAACTTCGTTATCGGAGACGTTTTTTGCGGTTCCACCAGTATATCCTTCTTTCATATTATTAAGTTTCGTACTTTCATATCCCATTCTCTTTAATTCACCTTCCGCTAACTCTATATCTGCAATAGTTTTAGTTCCATCTTTTAAGCCGGGTTCTAATTGCTCAATAGCAACTTCTTCAGCTTTTTTATATTTTGCTTTTTTAACCTCTTGTCTTAATCTTTCAGCTTCAACTTCATTTTTTCTAAATAATTGATCTATTTCAAAAGTACGTAGTTTTTTACCCATACCTTTTTCCATAGAAACTTTACCCATACCTTTGTGATCCATAACACCACTAATAAAAGTGTCGTATTGATCTCTGGTAAGTTGAGCATTCTCAATCATTTTAAAAATATACTTGTCATATACAGCATCAAAAGTTTTACCAAGATCACCGCCATGATTAGCAGTTTGTGAATTAACAAAACCTATAAAATCTTCAACACCTTTATTACCATCTGGATTATGAGCTGCATTAAAGACAAACTCTTGGTTTGCAGCTTCGTATTCTTTATCGTATTCAGTTACTTTCTTTTGCGATTTAATACTTACAGCAGTGTTGTATAAAGAATCAAAAGCTGGCTTATAAGTTTCTTGATATAGCTCAGCACTTTCATCTAACTTACCATCTGCAATTTGTTTAATGATGAAGGCATCATAATACTCTTGTTGATCGGCTGCTGATTCTGTACCCATCCAAGTGACTACTCTGCCATCAGCCAAAGTTACTGGTGTGCGTTGAAAGTCAGCCCATGCTAAAGGCATACTAGCTGCATTCTTTTGTGCAACTAACTTAGAACCAATTAAAAGCCTACCTTTACCTAGACTACGTAAAAACTTAGCTTGTTCTTCGTTGTAGTTTTTGTTGACGTATTCTTCTAATTTAGCTTGATCCTTATGTGACTCTTCCTTAAATTTTACAAAGCTATCATAGCTCTCAGTTGTTATACCATTTTTTTTTAAATCTAGATCAAAAGCAGCTATCTGTTTCTTTTCTCTTTCTTCTTTATTAGCATCAAACTTATCTTTCAAAGTTTTTGAAAAACCAAGAGCAGCATTGACTAGCTTCATTGGTTGTTCGGCTACTTCTGCAGCCTGAGCATCAACAGTGTTGGCTCTTGAGTTGTAAGTCCGTAAAGACTGTAGGTCCTGATTAACTTTCTGCTGTAAACCACTAGCTAAATCTACAGGACCATTTGGATTAAATTCTCTCATTTTTTAACTAGGGAAAAAGCCTACTATTGACGAAGCAATACCGAGTCCTTCGGTTAGTGCTGCCATAGCAACGTTTTCATATACTGGTTTTTCAGGTGGGCGTTGGAAGACATCTAAATTCATAACGTCGGCATACAACTTATTTTGATAAGTCTTTGCTTTATTACGAGCATCTTCTTTTTTCAATTTGACAGCATAGCTGCTCTTAAGAAACTTATTAGCATCTTGGCTTCCTGCAGCTAAGTACTGACCTAACTCAATAGCTTCGGTGAATGATGCACCTCTTCTACCAGTTTGATTTCCACTTGCTGCCATTTTTGCACCGACACTTCCGGAAAGGTATTTAATAAATCTGGCTTGATCTCGTTGTACGATTTCATCAGATTGTTTAGCCATCTGTAAATCTGCTGATGCAAATGTTTTAGATAACTCAATACCAGCTTCATCTTTGGCAATCTCATAACTAACTTGTTTAGCTTTAGTTGTTGAGATCTTACCCATAGCATCAGCTACTCTGTCCTGATCGGCACGTTTGTAAGCATTTAACTTAGCTTTGTTTCGGGCTTTCGCTCCGGCTCCTAAACACACGGCAAAACTCTATAAAGGATAAATTATTTGGTCCATGTTTTAATTCCCTTAAAAATTTGAACCCTAGGAATCTCAGAAGTTTCATATGAACTGTGTTGCGTTTATCAACGATATTCCACAGCAACTTCTCTTCTCTACTTTCTACAAAACGTCTTGCTTCTCTAGCAAACGTCTTTGGATATTTCAGGATAGCTGGTGTACATAGCATCCAGATTCTGCCATCAGGTTGTACTCCTGCTACTCCTGCTAATTGACCATCAGGGACTGTGAAATAAATCGTGTCCCCTATCTTTGAGCATTGTGGTATTGCTTCCATAGGATCATGTCCATGACCCTCAGCCACTTCTCTATAGTCATCTGGTAAAAGGTTAGAAGCTACACCTAGTGCAGCCTCTTCCGTTATTGGGTGAATAAATTTAGACACTTCGATAAAGTCTATTTGTGTAATCTCCTTCCCAAGACAGCGATATTAATGATGCTGGTAAAGGATGTCTTGAACTTATATTTATAGTTACGTTTTTATTACGCTCATATATTGGTACAGTCTTTTCTACTTCATGTACTGCAGTTACTCTGTTTGCAAGTACTTGTGTAGCTGGCGTCATTTCATAGGTTTCAGAATAATCATCTTTCCCTAATCTTTGTATAGTTGTTTTATATAAACCTAGATCCGTAAAGTTTAACTTTAATCTATGGATTGTTAGATAGGCTCTTGTATTAGCTCTAAACTTATCTCCTTGTCTTTGTCCAATAAAGATTGTTGGTAGCTGTATATCCATATCAAATAGATATCCAAGGATAAATGTTTCACCTGTCCAGTCACCACTTAATTCAACATTAGATCCATTGACTGTGGCTTCTGCAAATCTACCAAAGTTATTACTATAGTCAGCGTCAAAAGCACATAGATCAGTTGTTCTTTCAAATCCTGTAGGCTTGGCAAAACTACTGATATTTGTAGCAGAGTTGTAAGTAACAGAAGGTGTTACTGATTTAGCATTATCTAAGTGAACACGATAATAAACATCGTCATCTGTAGATGCAGTTCCTTTTGTATCTGTAGCAAACAAACCATTATCATCTAGTTTTATTGGAAATTTAAGTAATTGATCTTTACTGTTATTTCTATAAACCACATACAGTGCATCATCTAACATACACATATATTGGATTTCTCCAACCATATCCCATTCAAACCAAGCCTGAAGTAAACGTTTTTCACTACTAGAGAAATATCTAAATCCTTGTATCTTAGTACCACCTTTAGTACCAAAGAATATAACTGAGTTCTCTCTACTGTTAGCTACGATAGTTAAATCTTTTGGTAGTAAATTACTTACTACTTTACTTTGTTCAACTACTTCCGGTTCTCCCTCACGCATAACCCTAGCCATTTCAAAGAAACGACTAAATTTATTAGCGTTGTCTATAAAGCCAGTAGTGGTACCTAAGCTAATAGGGTTAGTTTTATGATTAAAGTTATAAGAAGCAATAGCATTTATTTTAGCTGTTTGTGGACTCAGTACATCACTATCTGTTGTCAACATAAACTGTTGATTTTTAGTAAATAAAACTAAACCAGCATTGACTTGAATACCATCAAACACAATAGCTGGGTATGTAGAACTACAAGATAAATCAATTGGATCTGTAGCTGCAAAAGTAATAGCAGTCTTTGACCAGAAATTAAAAAAGTCTCCCGGACGAGACATGATTACATTCTCATCGCTAAGCATGACTAATCTATTTCTATAGAAAATCATCTTGTTAATAGTTTGACCAACAAAACTAGGTTGTGGGTTAGTACCATCAACAGCAGTATCTCCTACACCAGCTTCATCCCAAGAAACAGTGCTAACAGTAAAGGTGCTGTTTGCATTTCTTATGAGCTGTACAGGCATAGTTGTAGCTGTAAACTTCTTTTCTACTCCCGGCTTAAGACATTCTTCCCAAACTCCTTCACCATCTTTATCATTATGTCCAAAGAATTTTACATAGTAATCATCTTCTTCATTCTCACTATTCGTTACTTTTACTACGTACCCATGTTTACAGACATTAGGTAAATCAGATACATCCATCACTGAGTCAGTGAGTACATTAAGCAACTCACCGACAGGTGTAGATATATTAAAGTCAGATCCTCTAGTTACATATAAGCCATTACCTATTTGTTTAACTTGAGCTGAAGTAAAGTTACCAGTATCTATAATTTTCTGTCTGATATCACCAAGTATTGCAGTAGCAGTAACTGTAGTTTCGGTATCAAACGGAGTAGGATCAGGTCTAATTAAACCTAAATTAGCTTGTTCCTGAGTAGTACTATGGTCTGTAACTGTAACTCTATACTCAGCTCCTTTCATCCATACAAAGAATTGATCTCCAGTAACCCAACCTTCACCGCCATATAATAAGTCATGTACAGTTGTATATCTTCCGTGATACTGAGGGGATGAACTATTACCCTCTGGAATAGATTGACCTGTAGTTCTTATTCTGAAATATAAATTAGACTTACCAGATGTATTGTTGTAGTTAACACTGACATTATAATTATTTGTTGTACCTTCTACATCTTCATCAGATAAAGATACACCACTACCAACACTAAATATACGTGTAGCTACGTTTGGTAAATAGGAATCTTTTGTTTGATTATCAGCTCCTCCAGTTCCCGTACATCTACTACCATCAGTGTGGCGTAGTGCATACGATCTTAAAGAACCGTCAGTATGGCACATATTATTACTGGACTTATATAGCTGTACTTCTATTCGTGTAGCTGTAGATGTAGATTGAGTAGTATCGTTATCAAATAAATTAACTGAATACTGTTTAGAGTAAGCTACTTGTTTTAATTCTATAAATGCCTCGGCTGGTCTAACAGCTTCAAGATCAGTACCTTGAGCCATAGTAACTGTTTTAGTTCTATTGGTTATGTAGGTAAAATCGTTAACTGTAAGAGTTTGGATTTGGTCATCGTCTGTATGTGTTAGATAGGTTTGAGTTCCAGCATCATGTGTAACAGTCATATCTTGACCGTCAGAACATCTCCACATACGTATCTGACCATTACGCCAGATTTGACCTATATATTGTTCTGCTTCATCCCTGTAATAATGAAACCATTTTCCATTTGCATTGGAATTAAGAGTACCATCACTTAATGAATCTACTAATTTTCCCCCGGGACGTTTCTGTAAACCCTGTGTTACGTCTGGTAATACATTGTTTGCGACATTAACTTGTCCCGGTACTTTTAGTTCATCTGGTTGTTGAGATAAACCACCAGTTAATGTTGGTATTGTTTGAGTAACACTTGACATTATCTTCTATTTAAAGCTTTGTAAGGTTGATAAGATCTATAGCTTGTACCGTGTGGCCAGCCTAAGAATGAATGATCGCCTTGTTCACATTCGTAATCCATAACAGCAGCACGGGTACGAGCTTCTTGCTGTTGTAGTAATTGAACTAATTGTGGATTTGTTATTAGCTGTGCTGCAGCTCGTGAGGAAGCTAGGGCAACAATATATCTCTGAAACACAGACGGTAAATCTGTAAATTCAAATAAATAAACAATATCTAGTTCTAATTTTTCTACTGTAAATACATCAGTGTGATGTACCTTGTCATATAATTTTCCATTTCTCTTTACAAGATCCATCTGCCTATCTGCCTGACCATCAGCTAGGTCATAACGTAGATAATTTGAAGGTACTGCGATCTGTCCACTACCGTCAGGCTGTACTGGTACACCATGTTCAGTGTTAAAATGCCAGCCCTCGTTTTGTACATCTTTAGTACACTCGTCAAATATATTTTTTATAAACGTAACTTCTGGGTTTGGATTACCAGCTAATACGGTGATAGGTGATTGACCTATGCTACCCAAGATAGAATTAACTGCGGATAGTTCGGTATCGGTTGCTATTGGAGTAGTCATAGATAAAAAAAAAGGGACCCGAAGGTCCCGTATAAAGTATAAATTAGAATGCAGAAGGAGCTGTAGCACCAACATATAATTCTACTGCAGCAGCAGGGTTGAGGTAGTCCGCTCCCATAGCTAGTCTTCCTAGGATGACATCACCTTGGTAAACAACAGACACATCTCCTGAAGTCACTTGGACTTGAGGACCTATTGCTTCTACAACACCAGCAGCTTCCTTCTGGAAGATCAAACCACATGACTTAGCTCCTACTTCAGCAGTAGTACCATAGTCATTGTTGATTCCAGTAGACGCACCTGATGCGTTTTCCATTGAAGGACCAATATGAGATCCCATATTTGATGGAGAAGTTTTACCTGTTGTTCCACCAAACGCTGTACCATACTTGCCAAGGAAAGGAATGTTCATTGACTTGTAAATCTTAATGCCAGCGATTTCGATTATGCCATTACCAGACTGTAAAGCAGTACCTTGAGCATCTCTATTGATTAGCCCATTAGTTCCTACAGCAGTGATAAGTTCATAGTATTGACGTGGGTTAAGTACCGCACATCTTCCAGCAGAGCTGACTCCTTTTTCGTCAAGTGCTGCAGCAGCTTCATAAAAAGCTGATACAAGTTTGTCAGAAAGATAAGCGTCAGAATCATTAGTTGTTGCACCAACTCTGATTTGTGTTCCACCGGGTTCTACAAAGTTAGACTTTGTGATTGGAGAAGCAGCTCTAGCTCCTCTAGTGATTGCTCTGAAGATGAGTCTGTCATACTTCTCTGCTAATGCGTATCC